AAAACATAATGTAAAAGATACGCTATGATAATTGTTGATTTACCTGATTGTCTAGGAAGTTTACAGATAGTAAAACGATTCTTATGAAATGTTTTAACCATCTTTTTTTGAAACTTATACATACTAAAAGGTATAAGACCATGGTCAAGAGATACAATTTTCATGTATGACTCTATAAAATAAAGTGGGTCTTCCATACACTTATTATATTCTAATACTTGTTCCTTAGTAAATTGTACGGGAACATTAATACGCTTTAAATTGGGATTACCAAGATATTGGTTTATATTAGTTGTCATTTATTTCTTCTTTTCTTTTTTTAATAACTTCTGTAACTCGGCAGTAGAACCTATATACAATGCATTTGTTACATTCTTTGGTGCATTATTTGGTACTTCTTTTAATCGTTTCATAGCAGATTGTAATTTTCCAAGTTTCTCTGTTACCTCAGCAACTTGGGCAATAAGATTACCTGCTACTTCAAATGCTCTAGGGTGGTCTGATTGTTGTGCGACATCTAGTATACCATCAATCGCAGATTGACCCCTCTCGATTAAATTATAAAAGTTTTCTCTCTGATATTTATAATCAGTATCTAAATCTTGTAGGGTATTATCTCTTTTGATTGCAAGAGTGTCTGGTTTTTTTTCAACGAGCTCTGTCGTTGTTTCTTCAATATCCAAGACTTCATCTAGGATATCTTTAGTTTTATTACTCATAACTATTTCACCTTAACATCTTTAAACTGAGTTTTTAATAAATCAGCTAAAAATTTTTCATCTTTTCCTTTCAGTATAAATTCACCAATTTTACCATCTGTCATATCTGGTGCACCTCTATAAGTGTCTTTATAAACTTTAATATAATTCTTTGCTAGAAGTTTCGCATTAGGATTTCTAGTTATTACTTTTATATCTTCATATAATTCTTTAAAAAATTTCATTAGTCTTGATTTAATTTATCTTCACCAGATTCTTCATCATAGTTTTTTGCATCTTGATAGAAAGATGTTGTTTCATTAAATCCGAAATCATCATCCGCATCAGAACTTGTAGGTTTTGGTGTAACTGTATATCTTTGTTCTCTCTTAGGTGATTGGTCTTCCATATCTGTATATTGGTCAACCTGTACAGTTTTAATAACCTTACTAGATGTAACAGGGCCATATAAATAAAATTTAGTAGTGAATGCTAATGTATACAAGATAGCTCTTCTTTCTACAAAGTCACCTTTATAATTATCTTCATAGTTAATACTGTTTAATACAATAGGTATATCTCTTGCTATACCCATGTCAGGCATATCTTTAATTGTTAATGTATAGTCTGGTTGAAAGTAAGGTAATATTTGTTCAATAATTTGTAAGGCATCATCAGAGTTTTTTGCCATAGCATATAACTCAACATTTAAGTTATATGGAACAGGCATGTATTGTGTATCTAACTGATTTGTATTACTAGCACTTTTTACTTTCTTAAATTTTTGTACACGATTTAATTTTCTTGCAGGGTCATATGTCATATCCTTTATCTCAAAACCTAGTCTTGGTAAAGTGATTGCAACTTTACTGTCTAGTCCAGCATCTTGGTCTAGTCTTGATAACCATTTTTGTTTTGGCCCGTATGCCAAAGGAACTTTCATAGTTTGTATAATTACACCACTATTATTTTTTCTAACTACATGAATATCATTAAATAGAGTACCAAACCCTATAATAATATTTCTAACTGTTTCATGATAAAATTGTCTGTTTCCTAACATTAGTAATATACTCCTGCGTCTCCGAATGGATTAGATTCTGTAAAGTCTAATACATTGTTATCTAATGAATCAAATAATTCGTTTTGTGCTGTCTTATCTTGCACATAATCCCCTACTATATATTCTTCTGTTAATAAGTATGATTTATCACCTGTATCTGCTGAGTTTTCTAATAAGATACTTTCACCAACAGATGTTGTATCATCTTGTCCGACTATATTGTCGCCATCAGTTTCTTCTAATAGTAAACCATGATTACTTCTAGAACTTCTTATATTTATATTCTCATTTTGTGCAGATGATTGTTCTAAAGTAAATTGATAATCTGTTGCAGCTCTACTTTCATCATCTTCTACTGCATCTAATTCAGTAATACCTGTATCAATAGCTTCAGATGAATATTCCCATTGTTTGCAACTTAATTTATATACGGGATTATTATCTAATTGATGAAATGGTTCATCATGGTCTACAAAATTAATCTCAAATACTTTACCTAATATGGGATGATAAACTAAGTCACCTTCATAAGGTCTATCTGTACTTGAAGCATCTGTTTCTGCAAGTATATAAAAGGAACTACCTGAACCACTTACAGTTTCTAATGTAGATGAATCTTCTGATTGGTCTATTGTACCAGATTCTAATAATATAGAACCACCTGTGGTATCTGTTCCACTTTCTATCTGTATCTGTTTTGTTAAATCTTGAAATCTTGTTTTATGTACAACTAATTTTAATTCATTACGATTTTCTAATCCGAATTGAGTCATCAATTCTTTTTCGCCTGCAAATCCACTTTCTGAATCTTCTACATACATTTCAATAGGAACTTGTGTAGTGAATTTACTAAGTGAATCTTCACCTAAAAGATTATCTATTGCTACTGTTGTTCTATCAATGTAATAGACATCATGGCCATATATTTGTATAGCCTCTTTTACTAAATCACTATAAAGATTTTTCTCTGTAGTAATTGCTGTACTGTTGTCTGTATGAAAAGCCTTATTGACAGCCATAATATTATCCTATCATGTAATCTATTGGTGTTTCGAAAGTTAATTTAATTTCTTCTTCTAGTTTTGTTATTTCTTCTATAGATTGAGAATAAATATCTGCACCATTCATTGTTACACCACCCAACATAGCTATACCATTAAACTTAGAAAGATTTGCTCCCCATTGTCTTTTAATTAAAGCAATGGCATATCTTTTTAAATAGATATCATCATAGATATCTGTATATGTTGTTGGGTCTATTTTACGAAAACATTCTATAATTAAATATTCATCTGCATTAACACCCTCCCAATCCATATCTAAGTATAATCTATTTTGATGTTGATTATAACGAATAGGTACCTCACCTGTCAGTATGTGAGATAATAAATCTAATTGTTGCATTGTCATTTGATATTGTATAATTGATGTAGATGAGAAGTCATACAAATCATTTAATCTTAATTGATAACGAATATCAAACATATTATTTGTCAAAGCATTATCAAAATTAAATATATTCATTACTGATACTACAGCTGACGGCATTGGAATAAAATTATTACCTTCTTCAAAACTGCCAGTTATTGAACTATCTACTGTATCTGTAGATGTTGTTGTAGTATTTGCACGAGCACGAGTTATATCTGCAGCTGTAATTTTATATTTCAGATACATTCTTTCAACACCATCATAGTGGTATTGAGCAAAATATTGTAGAGCTTCATCTACTCTATCATCAACTTGGTCATCAGAGACATTGATATCAATAACTCCGAATCCTAGAGCTCTCTTACAATATGTCTTAAATGTTGCTTTGGTTGTAGGTGTTGCCATATAATTATCCTATTTTATTAGTATTTATAATAAAATGGGTTGGAATATATAGATTTAAGTCTATTACTATCCCTTTCCTAAAAATAATTTTTCTATAAACCATGCTGGGGGGTCAATTTCCCACCACTTATATCCATGTCTATAATCTTTTACTATTGTGTGATGATAATTATGCCAACCTTCACCCCAACTTAATAAAGAAGCTAGTGGACTATTGACAGATGTATCACCTTTGTTAGGTTCAATTACAAGATAACCAAATTTTTTACTATGAGGTATAACTCCAAATGCACCAGCAGCTTGATAACAACATGCAGCAGGAAATGAAAATACAAATATGCCTATCAAAGGATTTATTAGATATAATATAATTACATATGAAAATAATAATTTCCAATAATTATTTGCAATAAATATACAATCTTTATCTCTTACTATATCTTTTATTAAAGATGTGGGAATTTTAATAGGGTCATAAAGTGTTAACCATGCTTTAATATATCCTATATTCTCTGGTGCTTGATTATCTTTATCTGTACCACTATGTACATGATGATATCTGTGCATTGGTGCCCATGATAAAGGACTACCAAATGCTGATATTACTGTTAAATATTTTAATAATTTGGTTCTTATTTTACCTGTTGTAAAACTTCTATGAGATATAAATCTGTGCATAGCAATATTAACACTAAATATCATAACAAAAGCAAAAGATATTAATCCTATCATTAACCAATAAAAACTTTGTGTATACCAGATACCGAAAATACTAATAATAGTATTTACTAAAGCAAATAATTGTATTTTATATGCACTATTCATGAGACACTAAACTTTCTGGTTTAGCTAATAATCTAATTAAATGTTTTCCAAAATCAGGTTGTTTACTATTCCAACCAAATTCATAACTTCTAGGTTTTTTATGATGATTATTATGCCAACCTTCACCCCACATATATAAACCCATTATCCAAGTATTTCTTGATTCATCATTAGTGTCATTATCTATACTACCAAATAAATGTGAACCAACAGTAATCCAACTAATCAAGTGTAAACTAAACATTGTAGTAACTAAAAATCCATACATAAATAAATCTAAATCAATTACAGCTAACAATGCCATATAACTGATTAAAACTTTAAAGTAATTGTTATGAAAAAATTTATGATATGGGTCACTAATTAAATCTCTTACAAATTTTACATTTACTTTATGTGGTTTCCAATAGTTAAACCAGTAAGCAACTTTTGTCCAAAAACTTTTATCTGTGGGGCAATGTGGGTCATTAACTGTTTCTGAATAGGCATGATGTTTTCTATGTATTCCCGTCCAAGTAATCGTACTCCCTACAACATTTATAACTGTAAGAAAATGCAACATTAAAAGTATTACTTTATTTTTAGGTACCCAACTATTGTGAGCAAAACATCTATGTAATCCAATACTTATACCTATATGAACAATTAACCAATGAGCTAACCAAGCATAAAATAAATACCAAACATTAAAGTTAAATATTAAAACAAGAGGTCCACCTATATAACATAGTGCTTGTATTAATTTTATTTTGTAATTCCATGTCATGATTCTTTTTTACTCCAACCCATTAAAGTAATTAAACTTACCCAAAAATCATACTTATAATATCTTAACTCTGGTTCTACATGATGATTACCATGATAACATTCATTAAATATTATAGGATATAACTCTAATCTATTTCTTGCCTTACCTTCTTTATGACATAATACATTGATACCCCAATTTGTAAAAAAATTAGTTGCAACAACAGGTAGTACCCATAAGGATAAAAACCATGTCCACTCTAAAGACAAAAATAATAATAAATTAATTAATAAAGCAACCATACCACAATTTTGTGTAAGTTTATTAATAAATTTATTTCTTAATCTATCTATACACCTTTTAGGTTCTGAATAATGAAAATAACTTTTAAATACAATATAATTCCATGATTTGTATTTTGGACTATGTGGGTCTTTCTTAGTATCGGAATAATGATGATGTGTTCTGTGCCATGAACTCCAAGTGATTGGTGTTCCTACTAAACTAGCAGTAGAGATAAGACTTAAACTATTTTGTAACCATATAGGGGGTGACCATAATTTATGAGCAGCCCATCTGTGTAAAAACAATCCATGTATAAAATCACCTAAAAACCAAAACATCAAATATGATATTAGTAATTGTTCCCATGTTAGTAAATATAAACCTAGTGGAACAAGTAAAATATAAACATAATATATTGTTGCTAATATACCCATATCATTGTATCTGTACCAACATTATGTAATGTATAAGTACCCAATGGTATACCATCTGCTTGTGCTTGTTTAAAATGAACAGCTACAGGTGAACCTTTTTCAGCGTCTATCATATAACCTTCAGCACCGATAGATAATAAATAAGTTTTCCATGCGTTATAAAATTCACTTGTTCTACACCAATTTTTACTACCATCATGTTTGCCAACTACACCTTTATTCCAAAGAAATAAATTAGTAAAACTATGTTTTGTCTGTCTATAATCGCCATTTTCATAAAAAGCATAATCTTGAATAAGACCACCCATTAACATTACAGGCGTATCATCTTTTTTAAATAATAATATATGTGTATGATTATCTGCTTTGATTCTATTTTTCATGTAAGTTTTTTTACCATCAGCATCTAAGGCAGGCTTACCATAAGAATGGCCGTCCCCAGCATCAACTATGCCAGTAGGAAATGGCATACTTCCAGCACCTAAATCATCTACACAATCAGCGTATAAACTGTCATAGATATCATCATCTATTTCTGTTATTTTTTCTACTGTAATTGTCATAATTATTTCTTATGTAGGATGGTCGTTAGTGTAAGGTGACCATCTTCTATCCATA